ATTGTTACATGCAATGACAGGTTAGCACTCTCCGACCTCGAAACCAAGCGCTAAATACGCCGCGCCGTCCAAACTGCTATCTCTACTCTGCCCATTCTTTAATCGAGCTATCTTGAGCAACGCCATCATATTGCATACATCTCGCGCGGAGACGCCATAACCTAAATAAGCCGACCACATATCAGCAATCGTCTGAAAATTCTTGCTTGGCGCTCCGTAATCTTTTTCACGATCCCCATTGATCAGGTTGATAGCTTCTTCCAAGACCTTGCTTCTCTCGTTCATATCATTTCCTCCTAAAACGGTATTTCATCATCAAGACTTTTATTTGTAGTAATAAAATCTGCGTCTGGGAAGGTCTCTTTCACCGATTTGACCATTCTATTTTGATGCCAGTATTGCAAAGCAATCCCGACCTCGCGTAACGTGACCAACTCTAAGTCCGGTCGCTGCTCTTTCACCGTCTGCCACGACCGCCCATCTCTCATGATGCCATAAACCTCTCCGTCAACATCAACCTCCCAGACATCAGTTGACGCTCTCTGAGCGCCTGACGCCTCCGCTTCCTTGTCCATCGCGACAAGACCTCTCATACAGATCTCAGCCCTCTCACGGACCATGGCTGGATCATTCTCTCTGATAGCCGCATTGAGCTTCGACATCGCCGAACCATATTTCACCGCAGTCTCAGGACTGACCAACTCTGGCAGCATATCAATACCCCACTTCCGATCCATATCCAAAGCCAGCCGGTCTAATGGAGCCAAGGCGAAGTCCGACATAATCTGGTCTGGCTGTTTGTCCCCGTGCAGCAGCCGATCACTTTTCTTCTGACGAACTGGCCGCCGCGACTGCTGCGCCTTCTTTACCTTCCGAGGCTTCTTCTTATTCACACCACCGATATCCATAATCTTCCTCCACAGTTATCACCACCACACTTGCACCTAATCCACAGTTACCACCACAGTTGTATATATATATACAACTACTGTGGTGGAACTATTCGTGGCTTTTTTCTCCACAGTTCCACAGTTCTCCACACTTATTTCAAAACAACTGTGGAACTGTGGAAGCTCATTAAACTTCCTCCCAATTGACCCACTCCCCAACAATCACGCACGGCACGTCTCGCCCACTTCGTTTGTCTGCTATTTTCTCAACCTTTAGACTGCCAGACTGCACCCACTGCTTTGCGATTGCCTTGGCTCTGGCCTTCTCGCCAGGCTTGTCCAGATCAAGGTTCAGTTCATCTGCGATTGCTTTTCCGACCCACTTGCCAGCTCTTACATCTGCCTTGAACGGCTCACCTTCACCCTCTGCGCTTCCGACCACTCTTTGAACATTGTACAAGTTCTTCGTTTCTACACCCTCAAACAAATCAGGCAACTTGAACTCTGTTGCAACGCCTATATGTTCGCCGTTCGCAATCTCGACCGATATCATGCGCCTGTAAATCGCCTTGTCGGACGGTGGCGCAAGGTTTGCCTTGCCATCATCAATTCTAAAGATGCCACGGCTCTCATGCTCACTTACGCCTAGCGCCTGTGCATCCTCCGGCGTTATCCTGTTTATAACTCTTGCGGCTCTAGCTGCGCCGATCAGTGACCCTGCGCCACGAATGCTGTCAACTGTCGCGTCCTCTCCGTTTGTCTTTCGGATATGATGCACAAGATTGAACGACGTGTTTGTGTCTCTCGCTAGTTTCCGTATCATCGCAACAACTGCCTGGACTGACCCATTGTTGTTTTCGTTGACAAGATGCGCAGAGACAAACGGGTCAAGCATCACAACACCAATGTTATTTTGAATTATTTTTTGCGTCATATGCTCTAAAAGATCGTCGTTCGTAATTAAACCGTCACGGCTTTCAGCCGCCAAGGTGATCGACATTGTATCCTCGCCGTCAATGAACAACTTACCTTCGATCTCTTCTTTCGTCATGTCGTAGTGCTTCATGGCTGCCAGGACGCGCATCTGCATTTCGCTGATAGGATCTTCTAAGTTTATGATCCAAGCGTTTTCTTGGCTCTTGACTGCCGTACCGAGTATCGGCTTCCCCGTTGCAATCGCCAAGGCTTCTACAATAATCGCAGACGTTTTACCAATACCTCCTGCCGAGGCTGTCACGCTGACGTACTTCTTGATGTAGTCGTAGCCATAGATCCATTCCCGACGTGGCAGTATCGACGCATCCCACGCATTGTATGGCGTCGGCCACTCACCTTGCGGGATTGGTGGCTGCTGTGGCTGCTCTGGCTCCAGCGCAATGTTCATTGCATGGTTTTGCGACTGCATTCGCTCCGCCATTGGGTCAGGCTCAGGCGTCCACCCCTTGGCCCTCGCCCCATCAATCGCCTGCTGCACTTCTCTGCGCGTGTCGTCTACGTCAAACGGCGGCTGCGTAAAGTTATCTGTTATTGCGTGGATCTCATTGTCACCTAGACCCTTTGCAACGTATGAGGCGACGAGGCGCACAACGTTATGATGCCAATCGTCGCCTGACATAATCGCCTGCTGCGCCATTTCCCTGTCCATAGCTTGCTTGCCCAGATCAATGCTGAACGCCACCTCTTCCACGACTTTCTCAGCTTTTGGGAATGCACGCATCATGCGCTCAAACGGAACTGGATCACGATCCGTACTGAATTGCGTACGCATAGTTACAATTTCGTCTGTGTAACCTTTGGCTTTCTTCTTTTCGCTAGGCCACGACACTGTTCCAGCCACACGCATGATCCTGCTAGGATTTATAACCACCTCATCTGTCTGAAGGCTGTGTGCGATTGACTGCTGCACCTCACGCCACGCCTGTAGGTTGCGCACTGGCTCTTCCAGCCTCCAGTAGCAGTGACCGCGCACAAACGGCTGCGTGCCTGTCTTTACCGACATCGTGAACTTTGGCCCAGCAAACGACAGTATATTCTGCATTGCTCCATCTGTGTCTGCGTCTGCAAAATTGAAGAACGCAGCCATGATGTCATAGTCTTTCGCGCCCTTTCCTGCGTCTATATTCTCTGCGTCAACAGGATTTATGCACATATAAACGTTGCGCCCAGCGCTATTCATTGCCTCTGCGTGCTGAACTGCGTCGTCTAGCCAATCCAGTGCGAACCTCGCCACATTTGGCGCGCCATGCTCCTGCAATGCACGCAGCTCAATCATTGGGTTGCCGTCCAGCTCATCCCAGCCTTCAGTGATTGTCTTTATGAATTGTTTTATTTCTGTCGGCTGTGCTTCTAATGCTGCCATCATTCCGCCACCCGCTTGATGTAATCTTCCACATCATCTTGCCGGTCAATCGTCGCAAGATTAGAAACAAATTGAGCCACATCAGCCCGACGCCAGCGTGTTGCTCCGCCGATCTTTAGCGGTTCTGGAAAGCCCTCAATGTCCTTCAGCCACCGCCATACCGTCGTGCGTGATACCGACAACAGTTGCGCCACCTCAATGTCAGATAGTAGCATGTGTAATCCCCCGTCATTATGTCGTTACTATATGCGGCTATATTCGTCAGCATGTCAATCAAACAGCTAAGTTGTCTAGCATTAATTGTATGGCATATGCGGCCACTGGGTTCAGCGGCCTCTCCCCGCTCTCCCAGCGGCGTATGGTGCGGCCACCGTTGTCACCCATGCCCCACTCGTCAGCTAGAGCCTGCTGGCTGTAGCAGAGCGCACGTCGCGCATCTTTGAATTGTTCTGGTGTCATATTGGTCATTGTGCTGTCTCCAAATCTTTAGCTAAGTAACTCGGTAGGTCTGCATCTGTGTAAACTTGGTTTCCAAACTGACCACCGAAGCTAAAATTAGAATTGACTTTCTTTGCTTTGTTTTGAGCTTTACGCTTTGTTTCTGCCTCTACAATCAGGGCGATGTAGGACGTGTAGCGGGGGTAGTCTCCATATCCAAACTCGGCAGTATTTGCGTTCTCGCGCTTCTCGCCAATAATGTAATAGGTTTTCATGATATGCGGCTCTGCAACTTTCTTTGGCGCTTTAGTTTTAACTGCTGTCCACTCGTTACCTTGGCCCCGCACTTGGTTGCCCCATTCTTTAGCGGCTTCATAGACAGCGCCACGCTGGGTGCTTGCTTGGAATGTTCCACTTAGCTCAGTGGCTAGGTGTGTCACTTTGAAATATGCCATCGTCGTTCTCCATGTGTGGGCTTCATTGCCCTATACACATATAGTTAGGACATCTGGCCCTCATAGTCAAGAGCCAGATGCAATTATTTTTAATTATTTTTAAAACTCCGCGTCTTTAACTTGCGCTGAAGAAGGTGGAGCCGCTGGGGCTGGCGCTGCTGCTGGAGCTGCTGGCTCCATTGCAATGCCAGCCTCGACGCCATCCTTGAGGCAGTCAGGACGCTCGACCCATTCCACAATTTCTAAGATCGGCACGACTGTCGAGCCTTTTGTGAACTGCACAAACTTTGCTTCTGCCAGCTTTACCTTTGGCAAGCTTTTTGAGTCTGGACGTTGACCGAGCAGAGGTGCAAGCGCCTCTAACGACTGCCACGCTGCCGCCCCTGCCTGCTCCCATGTAGCCGTGTTGCCGCCACCTGTTGCACAATTTATTGAGAAACCTTTCTTCCAGTCGTCGCCCGGTTTTTGCATCATTTGGTTGACTGACGGGTTCCAGTTCCATGACGGTGCAACACCTACTGCGCCCTCAGAATGTTGCCACCCCGTTTTAAGCGCATCTATATCCATAATGAAACCTGACGAAGCATCATACGGCACTTTCTCACCGCCATCGCGGATATAAAATGATCGTGCTGGGACGCTCCCATCTCGCGTACCGATTGCTGACCATGCCAGAAACGGGCCTGATCCACCACTTGAACCTAAATCTAATTGAAACATTGTTGTCGCCTTT